ATTGATTCTGATGTAGAAATTATATGTGGTCTTTACCCTAAAAAAGAAATTAACTTTGGTTCATTAGCATTTGCTATTAAAAAGAATGTACCAGAAAACCAATTAAAATACTTTACTGGTCAGTATGTAGTTAATATGTTAGGTAATGTTAAAGAAGAGCTTGTACCTTTAGACAAACCTTTTGAGATTAAATATGGTGGAACAGGATTTATGGTAATTAAGCGTGATGTTTTTAATAAGTTAAAAGACAAGTGCCCTAAATATATTCATAACATGAATGACACTACTAATAATTCTGATTTAGGTGATGAGATAGTAGAATATTTTGCCACTAGCATTGATGAAAATAAAAAATTATTATCAGAAGATTATCATTTTTGTAAGTTGGCTAGGGATAACGGTATTAAAGTTTGGGGAGCTGCGTGGGCACAATTAGTCCATACAGGAACTTATCAATATAGCGGAAGGCTTGTGTAATGGAAATAATTACAGAATACGTTGTATGTTATTTTTGGGCATTTATATTAGGCATGACCGTAGGTTATATATTATCTGAATTGGAACATGAAGATGTACACAGTACTAGACGATCAAAATCAAGCAAATAAAATTAAAGCATTTATGGATTTAAATCCTAGTGCATTAAGAAAAGATATAGAACGTCAATTATCTATTAATTGGCATAGATTAAAAAAATTAGAAAAAGCAGGGATGGTCATTTTGCCTAGACCATTAACGAAAAAAAAGGCATTATTCATTGGAACAAAATTACAAAGGAGCTGTTATGGTTGATTTAGTTAATAGGCCACCTCATTATATTGTGGCTGGGTACGAAACAATAGATATTTTAAAGGCTTATTTTCCTAACGATCCGCTTATGTGGAACGCAGGGAAGTATTTTTTAAGGGCTGGAAGAAAAGGTGACATAATACTGGACATTGATAAGTGCATCTTTTATTTACAAGAAAAGAAACAACAAATTAAAGAGGCTGAATCTGATATTGTAAACCCACCAGAACTTGAAGCCATATTAGGAAGGGTTGATGATGAATAAAATTTATTGGATATTTATTATAGTTATGGCTGCATTAGCTATCTGGGGAACTGAAAAGGCACTTGCTGATTCCACCACTATATTAGCTCCAGACGGTACTGTAACAATATGCACCACAGGCCAAAATATAGTTCTTTGTGTATAAGAATCAATGACTTATAAAATAATTAAAAAAAGTGTTGACATTATATTGTAATTATATAAAATAACTATATCGCTGATTTATCAATCCACTTGCAGGCGATCAAGAAATTTTGCTAAAGGAGAATTACATGACTATCTTATCAAGTTATGACGCAGTAGGACTCGCAGAAGGTTTCGTAGAAGGTACGGAAGAAGAAGTAATAGCAGCATGGCAGTATCTTATTAATACTGGTTTGGCTTGGCAACTTCAAGGTTATTTTGGAAGAACAGCACAAGACTTATTAGACAATGGTATTTGCGAATACCCATATTAATCAAAGGAGAATGACATGGCTTATGTAAATAACGAAACTAAATCAAAAATTCACGCAGCTTTAAAGCCTGTATTTAAGAAGTATGGTATTAAGGCCACAGTTGCTAGAAATTCTTATCACTCAACATTAGTTGTAAACCTTGTATCTGGAAATATTGATTTTAGTAATGACTATGATACTAGACAGGTTAATGTTTACCATATTGATAAATATTATGATGGAATTGCCAAACAGTTTTTAAATGAAGTAGTAGATAATATAAAAATTGCTGGTGAATGGTATGACGAATCAAATGCACAAATTGATTACTTTAATACCGCCTTCTATATTTCTATTAATATAGGTAAACGTGAAAAGCCTTATGTTTATAATGCACCATCTCATGTAGTACAGGCCTTAAAAGAGCTTGGTAAACTTGAGTTTGTTGTTGTTGGAAGGAGTTAATTGACAGCTAAATTTAAATATAAACCTACGCTATTAAATGAAGAGCATATTAAACAAATATGCAAATTTTTAAATACACCTTATGTTAAAGGTGAGTACCAGAAATGGAATAAGTTTTCTCAATTCAAGTTCTGGCACAAAAAAAAGATGGACAAAAGGGATAAGTGATTATCCATTTTTTATTTATTGTTATCAGATCCTAATAAGCCGCCACCAAGTCCTACTGGCATTAATGATAATAAACTAATTTCACCAGATCTTAATTTTTTTACCATTTCTTCAAATGGAATACCAAGTTTTTGAGCTTTAATTTTTACTTGATCCATCATAGTATCTGCAATTGATTTGGATTCACCTTGAATGCCTGCACCAGATGTTTTTTGTCCAAATGCATTTCCTTCTTGTTGTGCTTTATTTCTATAGCCAGTCCATACATTAGCACTAAAATCTCTTGGACTTAATGGAGGATTTGCTTGTTGTGCTTGCTGAATAAAAATATCTTTAGCGTCTGCATAAGGTTTTCCAGATGGAAATATTCCTTTTTCCGCAGCAGTAAATATATTTTTTGATGGATCTTCCATAACAGCAGCCATATGTCTATCTAATACAACAGCATTTGGATCTCCCATTAAAGCAAGACCCATGTTATTAACTTTTTCATTACGCAAATCATTAATTCTACCTTCATAAGCAGCTTTTAAATTATTTGCTCTACCACTTTCCATAGGCATCATGTTACCAGCAGTTTCAAATACTGAATTTTCTGGCATTCTAAAATTTGGTTGTCTTACAGGTTCATTAGCAAGCCATCTTCTATAATATTCAGATCCAATTCTTGCATTTCTTGGAACATCTGATACTGGTGAAGTAGCAGCTAAAAATCCAGCCATTCTTTTTAGTCCTTCTGGATTTTCATTTAATCCATATACATCAGCAATTGGAGTACCTTTTAAATCCCACCAATTTACAGTTGGATGTTGTGCTAAATAATCTGCTCCCCATTTATTTGCTTCATGCAATCTATTGGAAAGTTCATTGCTTTTAATATAATCATTCCAATTACCTACTGGAAATGATTCACCTTTGCCAACGTTATATCCAGCAATTTGATTTGTACGTTCACCAAACTTTACTGCTTTACGCAAATCATTTGGTTCAAATCTTTTTGAAACATCTAAATATGTTTTGTTAGTTTCTGGCTCTAGCCATGTTCCAAAGTAATTATCTGTTTGATCTAATGCTTTTTTATTTGTTAAATATTGTTGTTCAATATCTTTTTTAGTGAGCTTGTCTAAAACTTTATTTCTTGGATCTGTATTTTTATATATACCCATCATAAGGCCTTCATTAGGTATATCGCCAGTTGGAACGTTTACAGAATAACCACCGCCCATTGTTTTGTTATAAATTTCAGATGGTTTTGTGGATTTAAATTGACCAAGACCTTCAGTAACTTTTTTACTTTCAATAGACTTAACTATATCTTCAATAGTTGTAGCACCTTTTTTACCAGCACTACCAATAGTTCCAAGTGCAGCAAGGCCAAGTCCACCAGCCATGCTTAATGGATCTTGATTTGCAACAGCACGACCAAATATGTCACCGCCTTCAGCACCCATTACTGGTGCAGCACCAACAACATTGGCAAGTTTAGCTGATGTTTGTCTAGCATATCTAGGATCTACATTTAAAAACTCTAGGCCACTAGATAATGGATTGGTAACCATGCGTTCTGTAGGTGTGTATGATCCAGATTTAAGTGCTTCTTTTCCTTGAGCAATAAGTTTAGATTCTGCTAATGCTTTTTTCCAGTCAGCATCTGACCCTTGAAATAGCCAATCTAAATTACCATAATCTGATAATGCCATATTAATCCTTTAACTATCTAGTTCCAAAAAGTCCATATAAATATCTAGCTCGTCACCTGCAATTTCCAATAGACTACCGTCATCAAATTCCATATTGATGATTTGGTTATCAAAATCTACTTCGCATCCGACAACAGTTTTTCCTACAATGTTATTGCATAGTTTTTGAATATCGCCAGACATGATAATCCTTAAATGTTTACAAGAGATTCTTTACCAACTTTTTGTGATTTATTTGATCTTGACCAAGCACCACAACTTTGACATTGAAAGCGTTGGAATATTGATGTTCTTGATCTTACTTCACCACGTTTATGCAATTTGCGTGATCCGCAATTTATACAACATATTTCATCAGAATATGCGTTATGGTTTGGATGTGATTTAATCCAGCCCTTAAGACGATCATATAATGATTCAAGTAATACTACGTCATTCTTATTATATGCTTCCATGCGTTTCCATGCTGCACGATCATTGTTCATAACCTTTAACCATAACTCATGGCCTTCGTGTGCTGTTTTTTTACCAATACCTAAACGTTGTGAAACATAATCTAATTTATTTGAAACAAATCTAAAATTACTTTTTACTACTCTTAATAAGTCAATGTGTTTGACTGGGCTTGGAGGGTTCATGCCAGCCTCTAGGAACTCTTTATTCAACATGGGAATATCAAAGCGTAGGCCATTATAGTGCACAATCACGTCAGCCGATTCCATAAGCTCATGAATGCTTTTTAGCATATGCTTACGATCTGTTTTATATATTGAATCAAACATGATTTTAGATTCACCGTAAAATTTTGCGGCATAGCAAAGTGTATAAGATGATTCAAGAAGTTGATTTAAAGCTACGTTTTGTTGCCATATACCCCATACAGTTGCAAGGTTTGGAGCACATTCAATATCAAGTAGTAAAATTTTCATATAGCATCCTAGTGTTTTAACAATTAATTATACACTAGGTGATTGTTATAATTGCTGTTTTAGCCTTTTCTAACTCGTGAAAAAATGCATCAAATGCAATTTTAGAATTACCTATAAAATCTTTACCAGCCCATGTATGACCAAGTAATATACACCCTTCAGTATCTGCTGAAGTATTGCCAGAATGTATTCTGATACCTTCAAAATTAGGTACGTTTAATATGTGGGGAAGTTGCTTATGAAAACGAGTAGAAACATCAATAACGACAGAGTAAGTGCCATTAGGAATAGCTGTTTGTCCATTTACTTTAGCTCCTGTTCTAACCTTATCTTCTAGGGAGTAGCAATGATATATGCCATCTATATAGAACTTACCTATGGTGTATGTATCACCAAACTCAAAACGTTTTAATTCTAACTTCATTTTTTAAGCTGCAAGTACATTCTCTCTCCAACAACGAAGGACATTGCACAGCCAGACATATCAAGCAGTACTGATATAGCTGAAGCACCTACAATATCGCCAAAGTAAAGAGTGACACCAGTAAATATTAAGATTGCACTAATAATGACATATCTAAATGCAGCACGCAGATCTACAATCCATTGAGAAGGTTGACCAACTGGAGTATCTAAAGCTGACATGGCTTGAAGTTTTGCAGCTTCAGCTTGCATTAATTGAATACGTTCTGCTACGTTTTGAGGTTGACCACCAGCTCCGCCAGTAAATTTTGCAATAATACCTCTTGCACCATCAGTAAATGCTGGAACTAAAGCTGGTAAAATTAAACTTAATAAACCACCCATTTATAACTCCTTAAAAGTTTTTACCTATTTGAATACCTGCTGATTTGTCATTAGGATTTACTTGACCATATAAACTTAATAGCCAATCGTCTGCTAATTTCTTTTTATATGCTGCCATTGCAGCTAACCCAGATGCGTCATATTGACCACCTATACTGGCCTTACCACCAACTAAATCAGTCATATAATTTGCAGCAACATTAGGGTAATTGCCTCCCATAGCCTTAACCATCATATTTGGATCTGCGTACTGTGCGTAAGGTGCAGTATTATCAGCCTGACTTGTAACACCATAACGCATATTATCTGTATTTAAAGCTATGTCTTTATAAGATGGTTGATTTAATTCTTTACCTATAGTGGCACTTAATAAACCCATATCTGTAGGTTGTGTGGCATTAGCACTAACACCCAATGTAGGCCTTGTGTATGCGTTAATATTTAAATCTTGACTTCCTATAGATGTGCCTTGTGGAGCTAGTAAATTAATTTGTTTTAAAAATTCTGTTAAATCCATTTATAATTCCTTTGGGTCAAAACCATACATTTTAGCTACACGCTTTTGTAGTTTTAAAAATAAACCTTTATGGCTTGTATATTTTTCTGTTTTAGGTGAATCTAAATAAACACACATATGGATAATTTCATGACAAAGTGTCACTAGGACGCTGTATAAATGAGCATGACGTGCAGTGGAAATAGTAATTATATGTGGTTCACCTTGCTCTGGTGGTTCATACTGTCCACATATACTTGCATCATGTACAATAACAAAATCAACTCTAGAGGCAGGAGGAAGTTTGTACTCATCAAAGATTGGCATATCTATTAGAGCACTATATAGATTTGCTATATTGTTCTCTGTAATAAAACTCATTTGCCTAACCAATGGTTAGCTATAAATGTCATAAAACCACCAATAGCAGAAGCAATGGCCATGCCAGCCCAAAATCCTCCCTTGCTTTTATTTGCAAGCTCAAGAAGTAGTTTAATATCTGTTTCTAGGTTCTCCACCTTATCTTGCAGGTTTTGAACTTGTGCAATTAATTTGCCATATTGTATTGGATCAATTTCATTACTCATTGATTAACTTTCTATTAAAATGTTAGTAAACCATTTGGCTTTTGATCTGCAAAATATTGTGATTCAAAACCTGCACCCATTTGACCAGCTAATCCAGATGTAGCACGAGGGCTAATTGTTGATCTTCCAGCTTTTTGAAGAATGTCATTAATAACATCCATTGGTTTACGAGTTTGCATTTCTTGAAATATAGTTCTTAATCTTGCAGGGTTTGATTCTGTTAAAATTTTAATTGCTTCTGTTGCTGCTGCTTTTTCATGTGCTGCTACAGTAGATTTTTTATCTTGTTTAATTAAATTAATAACAATATCCGTTAATGATGTTGATGGTGTAACTTCTTCAACAGTACCTCTAAATGCTTTTGCAGCTTCTTGTCTTGGTTGAGTTTGTGATCCACCTAATACTTTACTAAATGTAGATTGCATATCCATTTCATCAAGAAAATTATTAACAAATTTTTTATACTTTGCTTCCCCTGCTGCACCGTCTGGAAATGTTGCACGAATAAGTCTTGCACGTTTTGGATCTTTAAGAAGATTTCTAGCTGGATTTCCTACAACTGTTGTAACACCATCTTTAATAGTTGATGTTGCTGAACCTCCAACTTTATCAATTAATTCTGACATTGCACCAAGTCTAAATGCTTCTTTTTCAGAATTAGACATTACTGAAATATCATATTTTAATTGATCTGGATCTGCCTTTAAAAAACTTCTTCCATTTTTCATTGCATCTAATGCAGCAGTATCATCAGCCCAATAATCTCTTGCACGTTTATATGATGGATTTTTAGAATCAATGTAATCTAATAATTCTCTTCTAGTATCTTTAATATATTTAAGTTGTGTAGCACCTATACCGCTAGATGGTGATTTTCCAGTATATACAAGATCGTCTAATCCCATTTTTACATAATGTAAAAACTCTGTATCAGCAGCATTAACTACCTGTCCTTTAGATGTAACTAATTTACCTGTAGCATCTAATGCAATTTTAGGATTTTTAATTCCACGTTCAGCAGCAATTTGTAAACCTTTTTGATACGCTTCTTGAATACTTGGTCTTTGCAATAAGGTTGTAAATGTTTTATCTATTGGAATTTGTCTTTCAAATGCAATACCATACATAGCCTTGCCATTTTCTGACCTACCCATTTTAAGTGCATTAAAATCATCAAAAAATGATGCTGTTGATCCAAACGCATCTTGAATATCAGATGTTAATCTTGATGGGATTCCTTTGTTACGATTTTCTAGGAATTTTTTAGCTACTTGTTTATTTGCAGCTGGCAATGAATATGCTGCATCTAATGCAGTTTGAGCATTTGTTCCAAGATCTGCTGGAGTATATTGTTTTCCAGATTTTTTACTAGCAATCATTGTTAATGCATTATCTAAACTTCCTACGTCACTTTCAATTGCCTGTCTAACAAGTTGTTTTCCTGCTTCAATTCCTTGCTTTTCTGGACTTCCAAACATTGCATTAATAATTGATTTGCCAGCTTTAAAACCAACATTACCAGCAGCTTGAAGTGTACCTCCAAATGCACCCCCACTTAAACCACCAAATGCAGAAGCTAAACCCTGTTCTTTTGGTTGAGTTTCTTCGGTAGCACCATATCCAGACGCAGCACCATATCCAATACCTTGACCCACAGCCTTTGTAAATGTTAATGGGGTAGAAGCACCTTTAGAAAAATAAGCAGGAACAATTCCACCAGCAAGTTCTAATCCCATTCCAGCATATGGATGCTCTTTTTTAAATCTTTCTGCACTTAATCTTTCAAGTCCAATACCAATGTCTTGTTTTGATAAATTTTCTACACCAAATCCTTTGTTTTTTAATGGTTCTAAACCTTTTTGCACTGTAGTAACATCCCCACCAAATATAGAATGTAATGTTCCCAAAAGTTCATCTGACATATTTAATGATGCACCCTGTAATGCAACTCCAGCACCACTAGGAACAATAGCACCATTTTCAATAGCTTTTAAAAGTTTTTCTCCATCTAACTCTAATAAATTTTGATCTTGAGCTGATTTTAAAGACGTATAAACTTCTTCAAGTTTATGACGAACATTAGGTTTAACTACAACTTCTGGTGCTTGCAATGTAATATTGTCAGCCATTTATTTTCCTTATTTTTTAATTAATCCACCGTTTTGTAAAGCATTGTTTACATCTGGATTTCCTTGATTGGTAACAATTCTATTATATTCTGCTTTAAGTTGATTAGCTGAATCTGTAAATAATGGATTAGTTTGTACATAATTCATCATATCTTGATCGTATTGTGCATCAGCAAGATACGGATCTTTTTTAACAAGTGCAGCATTTTTAACTCTCCACTGATTACTAAATTTAGCAACTTCTTGATCTCTTTGTGCAGATAATTTAAGTGCTTTAATAAGTAACATATTACCAGCTTGAGATTTAGAAAGGCCTGCTGATCCCTCAACAATAAAGCGTAAATCTGTATCTGTTGGATTAACACCAAGCTGTTTAACTCTAGGTAAAATTGCTTGCGTTGATAAAGCTGAAAATGCTTCTTGTGCAGAAAGATTTTTAACATTAAAATCTGGATTAAATATTTGGCCAACTCTAGAAACTGATTTAGCAAATTCAGCACCAGCACCAGTAGGAACACCAGACTTAACTAAAGATTCCATTTCGTTTAATGAAGGCATTGATTTTGCTGAATTATAACCAGCTTGAGATACTGCTGTAGTTTTTTCAACAAATGGTTTATATGATTCTCTACCCATAAAGTTAGATAGGTCAATATTTGTTTGTGGTGGTGCATGAGTAGAAACTTTAATAATTTCATTATTAATAGATTGTAAATCTTGGTTATATGTTGGACTATCTTTTTTTAAACTATCTCTCCACATCATTAATTTTTGAATGTCTGGAGCACCTTCCATCTCAATTTGTTTTTGAGTTTTGGCAAGATTGTAAGCGTCTATTTTTCCTTTAAGTGCAGTGTCGTAAGAACCTTGTGCACCTTGCATCCCACCTAAATATGTTTTACCTAAAATAGCACCCAAACCAATATTTTGGTTTTTAGGTTGTGCTAAATAAGTTGCACCAGCACTTAATAAGCCAGACATTAAAGATTGATTTTTAAGTTTTTCTAAAGCATTTGGATCTTTTTCTAATAGTCCAGTTAATGCCTCACTTGGTTTAGCAGCAAAAATATTCATTCCGTCAAACATATCTAATAATGCCATTTTAATAATCTCCAAATAATGAGGGAGCAAATTGTTTTAATCTTACTTTTTGTGGATCAGTTAATTGTGATAACAAACCAATTTGACCTTTTTTCCCTGCCATAACTTCTTCTTTAGATAATCCATAACTTGGCGGTACATTAATTAATGAAGTTGATGGATCATAATTACCACGAGTAATTCCGCCAGTTTGAGCTTGAATTGGTGGTTGAGGTGTTGGAGTAGCCAATTCTAATGCAGTTTTTCCAACTGTAAGAGGATTGTCTTTTCCATACGATAATAAATCACTACCAGCACCTTGAATTTTTTCCATTGCTGTTGGAGGTGTATAGTTAAATAATCTAGACATATTAGCACCATTACCAGCAAGGTCACCTGTAGATAAAGGTATACCGCCAGAAAAAGCACCTTCAGTAGTTGTTGCAGGTAATGCACCTTGACCAATATTCCATGACCCAGCAAGATTTGATAATGGTACGTCAGCAATGTTTCCGCTTAACATAGCACCTTGACCTAATCCTTGCACACCAACAGAAGGAATTGCAGCTCCATTTGCCACAATGCCATTAGTTAATCCACCTACTGCATTTTTTCCAAATGCATCAGCAATTTGTCCACCAAATAAACTTTCAGATCCACCAAACATTCCACCAGTAGCACCACCTAATAAAGCACCTGTAAATGGACTTTTCCCCATAGCAGCAGAGCTTAAAGCACCGACACCAGCACCTATTAACATTGGCATACCCATATTATTTAGCTACCTTTCCTACTACATAACAAATTGGTTCAATAATTGCACGATATAAACGACCTAATGGGTCACGTTTTTTACCACGCATTTCTTTCCATAAATCAGCAGTTCTGTGTCTTGCAATATGTTCTGAAACCTTACGAACAATTTTGCGAGCAAATGTTTGTTTATCACTAAATGCAAATGCAACAACTGGTAAGAATAGTTTGTGATAACCTCTTTCAATTGTTTTAGCATTAGGCATTGTGGCTGAATGTTGTAACCAGATAGCTTGTCTGAATGAACCAAAACCATATGCTTGATTCATGGCTGTACATACTATTTTACCACCACCAGATTGTGTAGTTGTAGATACAGAACCTGTAGGAGCACCATAAGCAGCACCAATATAATCTGAAAGTTTTTGATATGGTTTATTTTGTTCTAAGTTAAATCTATCAATGTC